CGCTTTCTTCAGTAACTCCATACTAGTTATTTATTACTTTTAATTGTTCTTTAAATATACTATAAATCTTCTGACATTCCAACTCGATTGGCTTATTATCTGCCACTTCGAATGATTCCACATCCTTTGCGTCTTTACGAGCTTCGTACCTACGCTTACGTTCTTCTACTGGAACTTCTAACCATACTAGCTCTGCGTCAGGATAGTGCTGTACCACCTTCTCGACAATCGATGCTTGTCTGATGCCATCCACAACTACGTGGGAGCGTTCACTAGCAGCATCCACAACCATAACAATTGACTCAGCAATTTTATCATCTAAGTGCATTGTCTTTTGTAGGTCTTCTCTGCTAGTGCTGTTGATAATGCCTCTAACGAGATCAGATACTACGATACGATAAGAGTCCTTATACAAAGAACTCTTACCACTACAAATACGTCCGAATAGTAATGTTAGCTTCATAACCTAATATAAGAAAAATAATCAAGAACTACAACACCGTTATGTAGATCACATCACCATCTATCTTGGTAATTTTCATTCTAGTGTTTCTTGGAAAAATATATTCCGCCTCGCCTTCTTCATCGTCAAACGCTACTGATTGCGGAGCTTGTGCTGCTTTCTTTATAGCTCCTGTCAATACCAATACTGCGCCTTTTCCAGTACGCCTTGCAAAGTGCTCTGCTGTTGCATAGTCCTTTGTTGCGGACATAAATGCCTTATCTATGAAGTTTTTAGACTTTGCTGTGATTATAGTTTGGTATAATTCCTTACCAATACCTCTATACAATTCACTACCAGTAAACTTTGGAGCTACTTCTATGTATTGATCTATTTGTGTAGCGTTTGCTGGCACTTTATCCGCTCTTAGAGACTTGTTCATTCTACCATATGTCGTAGCAGTGTACTTTCGTACAACTTTATCTATTTCCTTAGCTTTTTCAAAGCCTAACTTTTTTACAATCGGTAGAAGTCTAGCTAATTCACGCTTATATCCTTGCTTTTGTCTTTCGCTTTTATAGTAACGCTTCTGTAGGAAATCGAATCCAAAAATTTCCTGCTCTATACGGTCAACTACGTCGTCGACTTCCTCTAATATGTTTACAAGCTTGATCATGCTTATAAATAGTCTCAGGCTTCTACTATACCAAAAAATTCATCATCTTCCGACACTGAGCATCTGCATAGACCGTATTCGTTGAGGATGTCTTCAGCAATCATTTCGCAACTCATTGGTCCAAAGTTACAACAGCCATAGGCAGGATCATACCAGCGATTAGCAATGTACTTCTTAACTTTGTGCTTGAAGTCAATGAATTCAATATCCCTATTACCATGAGAGACTTCTGCTCTGCAGTTGATAATAAAGGTATGTCTGTGTAGATGTGCTAAATAATCTACGTGCGGTAGATTGCAGTCAGGCCAATGATGTAAGCCTTCAATCTCTAATTTTACTTCGATGTACTTTTTCATAACTATAAGATACAAAAAAAGGCTCACAAATGCAAGCCTTTTTGAAATTATTTTTGTTAAACGTAAAAGGTTATTGTATTTGCACACCTGTACCCTTAATCATTTTTCTAGCTTGCTTTGGTGCCATCTTAGAGTACACATATGCAACGAACGCAATACCCTTTTCATTACCATCAGGATACATTACCGTCATTTTGATATTTTTCGGATCATCACCTCCAAGACTTTCCATACCTTCAGCGCGATCTCCTTGAATAGCTTTAGCTACTTGGTCAGCCATCTTGAACACTTTAGCTGTGATTCCAGCAACATCCTTTACTCTCAATCCCTCTCTTTCAGACATCCAATAAGCTACAGCATAGTTAAACTCACCATAACCACCTTCGTCTGGGGTCATACCTGAGTTACGCCATACATAGAAGCCCTTTGGAAGTGTGAAGGTTGCTTCGTTGAGACTTAATGCACTCGCAACTTCTTCGCGGATTAGTTTTTTAAATTCTGATGTTTTCATATAGTATAATGATGTTGTAAATTTATTATAAATAGTCTAAACTATGAGAAAATTAACTGTTTTTTAATTTCCAAATAAAATTTTGATATTGCTTCATCTGTCCATAGCACACCTTTCTAATGTTTATTGCTACACTCTTATAGGATTTTGCGCCCGTTAGGTGTTGAATAGACTTACCAGCGTCCATTGCGTTACTATACTCTCCTACTAAAGTTCCTTGCATATCAAACTGCTGTATATAACCGCGGTAACCGTGATCTGCTATCTCAGACCTTACATCTTGCTTACCATCACAATACCGCCACTGGTAGCCGTGAGCTGATGCTAGTTTTCCGTTCAAAGCTTTCCATATAGGAGTTGATAGTTTTCCCAAAGCTGACGCAGCTAGTGCGATTGTATCGTATGTTTGCACAAACTCACCTTCTTTAGTGTATTGGTTGATTGACCTCCACTTGGCCGTATCACCACCTCTGGATACGTTAAACCCCTTGCCTTTATCAGTCGTTCCTAGTTCATCAATCAACCTAATTTCAGCTTGCTTGAGATCATCTTTGGTACCAGAGACTTCTTCTAGTATACCAAACTCAAAACTAGACCCACCATACTTATTCCAAGCGTTTTGGAGGTGCTGGTTGTGGTGCTTGTTATGCCTCAGGTCAAACAGATGCTCACCCTTTCTACGAACATAGTCAGTTGTTAATCCAACGTACAATTTTGCCGTTTCCACTTGCTTTATGTAATAAATAATGCCTACCATATTCGTATATAAGTATAGTAGGCATTTGTCAAACCCTCGATCTGATCCAGGTTATTTTTTATCGAGCGCGCCTAACCATTGGCCATTGTAGGCTTCTGCTTTATGATTCTCAAAAATGATCACCTGGGCTACACGTGCACCTAACTCAATATCAATTGGTTGAGTTGCAACTAACACACCACCCATCTCATCAACATAGAATGACGGATCGTAAACTCCACTTGTAATAATTCCACCACAACGCAATACACTAGAACGATGTCTGATGAAAGCTGTATGATTTGCATCCAACTTAATTCCCTGTTCAAAGGTTAAGCTATAAGTTCCTGGTTGTAGTTCAAATAGAAACTTTTCGTTGGAGGTTAAGGTTGGCATAACTGGTTCATAGTCAGATAACCCAGTACTTTCTTTAAGTACTATTCCACCTTTGATCTTTTTAACTTCTTTTAAGGTTAAGTCAAAACCTACTTGAGCCTTTGCTCCCTTACCTTTGGTATCGAGAAACTGCTCTACTTGATTTGCATCTAATAACATATCTTTTTTATTTTACTATACGCCTCTTTTTGTGTCAAAGGCAATGATGTGATCTCTTCCTGTCATATTATATCCCTTTTCAGCACACATATCAAATACTAATGGATACATCTTAACTAGCTCATCTCTTGTATCACCTGCAGGCATAATATATGTCTTATCCTTTGGAATCTCCAAGAAAGTACGAGCATCTTCAATCTCTTGCAAGTTTTTCTCAGTGCCATCCCAAACTGGTTTGAAATGGTAATCAGCATGGAAATCAATCATTGCTTTGATCGCTGTGTAGTTCAGACGGAACTTATTATGCTGCTTAACCATCTTATCATCTACAACATCACCTTGTGGAGTTACTGCACCTACCACCGGTACTGAGTTACTGAACTTAGGACTAATACTCAACAAACCAATTGGGTAGTCTGTTTCAACATAGTGCGACCCCTCAGTCTCTATTGTGATAAGAATGCCTCTTTCGTGAGCAAAGTGAGTAAGCTCGTTTATTAGGGCTGGATGCATTGTTGGAGAACCTCCAGTCAACATCATCTCTGTAATGTGAGGATTCTCATCATAGATCTTAATGATGTCGTTAAAGGTGAATGTACCTTTCTCAGGATGGATACTTGTGTACCAACTATCACACCAACCACCTTCACCAAAGAAGCATCGGTGTGTGCATCCAGTTGTTCTTACTGCAATTGTTGGACGTCCAAAGCGACTTCCTTCTGATTGCACACATCGATACAACTCGATGATTGGTAATACTTTATTGTAATCGTCTATTCTTTTATTCATATTATCTGAAATAATGGTTGAGGAACTCCTTTGGATATTTGAGAATATCTCCTGTGTACTTAGGAGTGCT